AATCAAATCTCTCAAGCAGAGTGGCTTGGAACAACATTAATTCACATGGCAATCTTTGGAAATGCTTATTGGCATATTCGCAGGGGCCCAAGAGGAATAGTAAACATTACAAATCTACATCCATCAGATGTAAGCGTAGCAGTAGATGCAGATGGAAAGATTTACTATACATATTTCTCAAAGAGATATGATTCAAGAGACATCAAACATTTAAAACTTTATCACAATGCAAGTTCAACAGCACTGCTTGGCGAAGGTCCATTGCAAAGACACAAATCAGTTTTGCGTTCAGCACTTGACTTACACAACTATGCAGACAATTGGTTTAGAACAGCAGCAGTACCAACAGGTACATTAACAACATCAGAATTTCTTTCTGCAGATGTAGCAAAGCAAAACAAAGATGCTTTTGTTGCTTCTCAGCAAGAAAGAAGTATTGCAGTCCTTTCATCTGGACTTAAGTATGATTCAATCGCACTAAGTCCTGAGCAGGCACAATTCCTAGAAAACCAGAAGTTCATAACACGCCAGATTGCAATGATGTTTGGTGTTCCAACTATGTATCTTGGTATGGGCATTGAAGGACAAGGCATGACTTATGTCAACGGTAACGAAGACAGAGCAAAATTATTCCAAGATGGATTGCAGCAATATATTGTCCGCATCCAGCAAGCAATCACGGATCTTCTACCAAGAGGACAGTATGCTGAGTTTAATTTAACTGAGTTCCTTCGTCCAAATACAAAAACACGATATGAGTCATACGCAATTGGCTTAACAAATAATTTCTTGACAGTCAATGAAGTCCGTGAGATGGAAGGCATGTCAGAAATAACACAAGAAGAAGTCCCAGTAGATGTCGTTGAAGACGACGAACCTGTGGCCTAAAATGGAGTAATGACTATGAAAGATATGATTACCCGCTCATTTGAAATCAGAGCAACAGATGCTGAGAAGCGTGAAGTTTCAGGCATTGCTGTTCCATTTAATGAGACAATAGACATTGGTGGTGGATGGTCAGAGCGTTTTGAAAAAGGCGCAGTAGACCTAAACGCAAATGTAAAACTATTTCGTGACCACGAAGATATTATTGGCGTAGTTACAGAAATGGAAGAATCTGATGAAGGCCTATTAATTAGAGCAAAGATTTCAGAAACAGTTTTGGGAAATGAGACACTTAACCTAGTTAAGGATGGAGCAATCCGCTCATTCTCAGTTGGATTCATCCCAGTAACAGATGAAAAGAAAGACAAAACAATAATCCGTAAAAAGGTTGACCTCAAAGAAGTATCTTTGGTGGCCTTTCCTGCTTACGATAAGGCTGAAGTACTTTCAGTCAGAGAAGAAACCAATCAGGAGGAAATATCCATGGAAAACACAACACCTGATTACACTTCAGCAATTGAAGAAGTTCGTAATCACGCAGAGGAGTTGGAGCGTCGTCTAGATGTTATTGCATCAGAAAAGACACCTTCAGTCTCAGTACCACAATTCCGTTCATACGGAGAATATGTAAAGGCAGTAGCATCAGGAGATGTTGAAGCCCACCGTACATTTACAGGAGCAGATTCAGCAGACACAATCATGAAGAACGCTTGGGTTTCAGATACAGTTCGTATCCTAAACGCAGGTCGTCCTACATACTCAGTATTCTCATCTGGAGCACTACCACCAGACGGAATGAATGTTGAATACCCAAAAATTAATACTAACACAATTGATGTTGCAAATCAGGCTGTAGAAGGCGACACACTTGCTTACGGTAAGTTGACTCTTACTTCAGCAACAGCACCAATCAAGACATACGGTGGTTACACAGATATGTCTCGTCAGGTTGTAGAGCGTTCATCAATCAACTATGTTGACACAGCATTCCGTGCAATGGTTGCTAAGTATGCATCAGTTACAAACGCAGCAATGCGTCAGCAGTTAATTACAGATGCTGCACTATTTAATCAGTCAGCACTTGGTGCTTGGACTGCTGCAGAAATCATTGATTCTCTTGCAGAAGCAGCAGTAAAGGTTAATGGAGATACAGGACTTCCACTAGAGTTCATCCTTGTCTCATCAGATGTATTCCGTTTGATGGCTAAGACAGTTGACACACTGGACCGTCCAATTCTTTCAAACACTGGTGCAACAGTTAACACATACGGAAACATCAACCCAGTTGGTCTAACAGGAAATGTTCTTGGTCTACCAATCGTAGTTGACCCATCACTTGCAGCACTTTCATTCTACGCAGGTAACTCAGGAGCAATCACAACTTACGAATCTTCTGGTGCACCTTTCCGTTTGAACGACGAAGAAATCACAAATCTTACAAACTCATTCTCAGTTTACGGATACCTAGGTATTGCAGTAACTGATCCAAAGGCACTTTGCAAGATTGCATAATTAATTAATAGGAGACTAAAATGGACTGGACTGACCTTAAGGCATATGTAGGTGCTTCATCTACTGATGATGCCTATGTAGAAGAATGCTGGGACACATCAAAGGATTTGGTTGCAAGTTATATTGCATCTACCAAAGTTCCTGTTGGTGTATTAAAGCGTTGCTACCTTGAGGTTGGTTCAGAACTATTTAATCGTCGTAACGCACCAATGGGTGTGTCTCAATATGCAACTTATGATGGGGCTCCCATCAATACTGCTAGAGACCCACTCGTTGGTGTTTACCCTTTACTTAACAGATATATGGTGAGATTCGGATGAATTTAGCAGAAGTAAGAAGTGAACTTGAAAGTGCCATCATTCTTGGCGGTATCTCAAAGGTTTACAAGTTTGTGCCAGCAAGACCTAATCCACTTTGTGCGATTATGGAACCTGATACTGAATTTATTACTGTATATGAAAACCAATACGATGCAGATTATGCATCTAACTGGAAAGTACTTATCTTAGTACCTTATGCAACTAATGAAACAGAGACAGAAAATCTTGACGACACTCTTGACACTCTTATCCCTGCAATTTGGGAATATACATCAGCAACAAGATTAACCGTAGATAAACCATTTATCCAAGAGGTAAACGGCGCTAGGTTTTTAGCAACAAATATAAACATATCAATTGATATTGAAGGAGGAAACTAACATGGCTAGAATTAAAGGTAAGTCAATAGTTTTTGAAATCAATGGAACAGAATACGCAGGAAATCTCAGCAATGCTGTTATTTCATCTGCAGTAAACACCCTTGGTTTTGGAGACTACACAGACTCTTTAGACTTTACCCTTGCTGTAACTGGATTCCAGGATACAGCAGCAGCATCACTACATTCAGTTCTTTGGGCTAACCCAGGACAGACTGTAAACATTTCATATGCACCACACGGCAATGCAACTGCATCAGCATCAGAGCCTTGGTTCACAATGAGTGGATACGCAGAGACTCTACCTGACATTGGTGGAGCAGCAGGCGAATATTTCGTCTACGACATTAACTTTATTCTTGACGGCAAGCCAACAAGAGTAAATTCATTCTAAATAGGTAGTCATGGCAGAGGCAATAACTATTCAAGGCATTAAGGAAGTCACAGACTCTCTTAATAAGTTGAGTAAAGATTTACAGTCAAACATAGAACTTAATAAAGAACTAAGTACGACTCTATCTCAAAAAGCCTCTGCCTTGGCACCAAGATTAACTGGTGCTTTGGCTTCATCTGTTCAAGGTAATCCTTCAGCAGAGAAAGCACAAATCTTAGCAGGTGGTGCAGGAGTTCCTTATGCAGGAGTCCAAGAATATGGATGGCCTGAGAAGAATATAAACGCACAACCTTACCTAAGACCAGCAGTACATAACAACATGGGTTACATCATTGAGAAATACAATGACAGTATTCAAAAGGCAATAAAGCAATATAACTTAAACTAACAGGAGGCAGTAAAATGGAAAACTTTGATTTAATGAATACTCTCAAGTGGAAAGAACTTGCAGAAGTAGAACAATACTTAGATTTACCAATGGATGAATGGACTGAAGGCAAGTCCAAAGCCAAATTAGCATTCGCTATGCAATATATGATGGCAAAGCGAACCAACCCATCCCTTACAATAGGAGAAGCAGAAGAAATGTCAATCCAACAATTGACTGACCTTGCTGGAGTTGAATTCACAGTCCCAAAAGAAGTGAATCCAGCCTAACAAGAATGGCGGAGTTCTGTGCTGAAACAGGATATACGCCAGATCAGTTTTGGGACATAACGCTGGAGGAGTACGGTGCAATTGTGACAGCACTTAACAGGAGGAACAAGAATGGCTAATCAAATAACGATTGATATTGTTGCTCAAACCCAAAAACTCACTGCTGGAATTAATGATGCCAATGGCCAGATAGATGGCATGAATTCAAAATTAAAAGGCATTGCTGGTGCTGCAGGTCTTGCTGCTACTGGATTTCTTGCAACAAAAGGATTAACTTTTCTTAAGCAAGGTATTGATGAGGCTAAAGAAGCCGAAGAAGTAATGAAAGCAGCCACTGCAACATTTGGTGAAGGCTCTGCTGCATTAAAAAAGATTACTGAAGATGCTGATAAGTTTGCCAAAGTACTTGTAGTTGATAATGATGAATTAATTGCTTTAGCAACACAATTAGGTTCAAGACTGCCTACAGAAATACAAGCATCATCTGTAGAACTTGTTAAGATATTTAAAGATGTAGAAGCATTTACAGGTGGTGCTGTAACTGCAGAAGCAGCAGGAGGCAGACTTGCAAAAGCATTTCAAGATGGAGAATTAACTGCAAAAGAATTGCAAAAAGTATTTCCAGGACTTGAACAATCTGTTTATGACCAAGCAGAAGCATTATCAAAGGCTGGAGATAATCAAGGAGCACTAAATAAACTTACTGAAGAAGGCTCAGTTAAATATGATGATGCTGCTGCAAAGAATGTTACAGCAACACAAAAGTTTGATAAAGCCTTAGCAGATATAAAAGAACAGATTGGTGGACCAGTTCTTCAAGTTCTTAACAAATTACTTGATGCCCTTTCATCACTTTTAACGGCATTTAGTAGTTTACCAGGACCAGTTCAAAACATTAT